GAGCAATTTGATGTTAGGCAAGGATGAATCTAAGGTTTTTGAATTGGAAGTTCGGGAATTGGAACAGGCATATAATTTTGTTCTTGGGAATCAGGAAACTGAGTTAAAGACTATTTATAATACCACCCCCGAAAAATATGAGGAGAGACTAACCAAAGCTGTTAAAACAGCAAAATCGCTAATTGTGCGAGCAACAAGTGTGCAGCAACGTATGGCTATTTCTAATTTTATTAGAAAGCTTACAGAGATGCAATCGAATTTGTGGGCACGCAAAGCTGATGCTCCTGTTAAAGAAGAGGCTTATGCGATTAAGATGTTTGGACCTTCTAGTTGTGGTAAATCAACTATGATTAAATTATTATCTAAAACCATTTTGAATGCATATGGAAGAGATCCGAATGAAGGTGGTAGTGTAGTCTTCACTAATATTGATGAACGTTATGAATCTACTATATTACCATCACACCGTATTATTGTGGCTGATGATGTGGCTAATAATAAGAATAGTAAACCTAATTACGATAGGATGTTAAACTATGTTAATACTGTACCTCGACCTCTTGAAAAAGCTTCAGCTGAGGATAAAGGAAAGTATTACCCTGGAAATGATGCATTGCTTGCAACAACAAATGTTGACTGTTTAAGAGCTTTAGAATGTTCTGCATGTGCAGAAAGCATTTTACGGCGTTTTGCTTTGCATGTAGAGGTAGCTATTCGCGATGGATTTCGTAATGATTTTGGAGGTCTTATCAAGCAAGACAATCTAAGATTTGATGTTTATGAATTGGTATTGAAACGATTCAAATGTATTTCTGGAGGTGTAATTGAGTGGGACGTGATTCCACGTCGTGAGTGGAATCCCCATGATGATAAGGATCATGATTTTCATGCTTTGTGTGCTTTTGTAGCGAAAGATATCGAACAGCATAGAAAACGACAGAAATCGCAAATGACTATGCAAAATGAACTAGATGAATGTGGTTTTTGTAGTCAATGTAGATGTCCAACAGTTGTTTGCTCTTGTGTAAAGGAAAATGAAGAAGCAGTTGCGATGTCTGGCTTTATTACTATGTGGCAAAGTATGAGCACGAGAGACTTGTGGGATATTAGAGCATTGCTCAACAAACCTACAATGATTCTTGATCAAAGTGTTCGCAAATCCATGCTATGGTATAAAATATACAAGGATAGAGATACTTATTTTAAAATCATAAGTTTGATTTTTGGAAGTGCTCTATTTGGTTGCTTTACTGGTTTTGATATCTTCAAAGTCGCTGTAGTTGCTTTTAGCCTCTATGGACTCTTTTGTTATAATAAGACCGTGAAAGAGATTGATCGCGAATTGTCGCGTAGATCTGATTTCTTGTCATCACTTTGTGAAGATACAAAGCAACACTTGGAATCTAATGCAAAGAAATATTTTGCTGTTAGTGGAAGCATTTTTATGGCTTATGCTGTATACAAAGTGTTGAAACCTCTTATTAAATCTCAAGATAAATCTTCTTATTTTAAGGAGGTGTCTAATTACTTTGGAAAAGTTGTTGAGGCACCTGCTGAGGGAAAAAATGTTTTTGAAACTCAAGATATTAGAGATTATAAAGAAGGTTATTCGCGATTGCCTCCCAAAGATTCCGCTGTATCTAAAACTACCACTAGTAAGGATTTACAGCTGTCTGTTGCAAGATCATTGAGAAGTGTAATTACACTTTCTAAAGGGAAAAGATATGGCACAGTGAATGGTATCATGGTAGCAAGTAATGTTATTATGGTTCCTTCACATATTATTCCTAATACTTTCCCATTTGATATTGAGACAGATCCCACACCTGGTGTTCCAGGATCGAAGACAAAAGATCAAAAGTTAACAGAAGAATATTGTTACATTGATAGAGAGCGCGATGTTGCTTTCATTCATTTAGCTTCGAGTCCTGCATCAAAGAGTTATGTAGATTTCTATCCGTTGGAATATCCTTCATATTATAGCAGAACAACTGTTATGTTATGGAAGAGCCATTATAATGAGGTCAAAATTAGCAAACAAGCAGCTAGACCCATTGCAGAACCTTTAGTGTATCATGGTTATTTAGAGAAACCAGGTATGCTATGGGGACAAAAACATGTTCCTATTCAATATAAATTGGAAACAGGAAAGGGCTTAACATATGATACAGAGTTTAAGGGTTTTGGTGGACTTTGTGGAGCGCCGATAATCGATGCAGAGAGAGGAATCATTTATGGATTCCATGTTGCAGGTTATCATGGATCTACTAAAGGATTTAGTACTTGTATACTCCAAAGTGATATCAAAAAGGGTTTGGAAAAGCTTAAGCTTACCAGTCCTACATTGGTGGTGCATTCTACAGGTGATGTAAATGTTGATACTTATGGTCAACCATTTAGCATCATTAATCAGAAGCCTTTGTATTTGAGAGAAGATGGTACAAAAGATAAAACTATTGTAACATATCTTGGTACCGTTCTTAAGAATGGGCAACCTATGGAAGATCGTAGTCGACCTCCATACATGCGTACACCATTTTTGGGAATTGCTGAAAACTTGGGAGAGTGTAAACATAGACCTCCTAAAGAACCTAATGCTGTTGAAAAGGCGATGAAAACTTTGAATAAGTTGACTGATCCGGTTCAACATTATGAAGGTGACATTCTCTCTAAGGCTATTGCAGATTATGCAAAGCATACCCTTGATGCTTTCACAAAAGATCCAGAATTTTCTGATATTATGAGAATTTATTCTCAAGAAGAGGCGATGAATGGATCAACAGAACGCGGATTGGGTGGATTGCCTAGCAGTACATCAGCGGGTTTTCCTCTTTTCAAATCAAAGAAACATTGTCTTGTGCGTGATCCTATGGATGAAGCACAAGTGAAAGTTCCACGTGAATTCAATGATAACTATGATATCCAAGAACAAATCGATTATACAATTGATTGTTGGAAGAATGGAAAGAGATCGGAAGCTATTTATAAAACAAGTAGCAAGGTGAATGAACTCTTACCAACTAAGAAAGCTAACGAGAAAGTGCGTAAGTTTTATGGTAGTCAGTTCGCTAACTTTGTAGCTTCTCGTAGAGCGTTAGCTGGGATTCCCATTATTATGAGGAAGCTCTGGCGTACTTCTGAATGTATGGTTGGAATCAATGCTACTTCTAAGGAGTGGGATGATTTTCATACATATCTTACAGAGTACAGTAAGACGCGAATGATTGCTGGTGATTTTGCTGGTTTTGATACAAGAATGGCTGCTCAGATTACAGGTGCAGCAGCAAAGATCATGGTTTCATGGTATGAAGCTGCTGGTTGCTCTGAAGAAGACCTTGCATTGGTCCGAGGGGCATTGTCTGATATTATTCATCCAAACATTTTATTTGAGGGTGATCTATATAGATTTGCTAATGGAAATCCTTCGGGAAATCTTATTACTGTTCAGTTGAATAGTGTTTGCAATTCTATTATGATGCGTTATGTGTATTATGCACAATATCCTAAAATTCGTGAGCCATTTGCATCCAATGTAAGATTGGGTACTTATGGTGATGATAATGCTATGTCAGTGAAACATCACTGCAGTTGGTATACTCATACTTCTTGTCAAAAAGAGTTTGAGAAATTGGATATTAGTTACACAATGGCAGATAAAGATGCAGAATCTAGACCATACATTGGTATTGAAGAAATTTCTTTTCTTAAGAGATCCTTCAAATATGATGAAACTTTAAATAGAGTAGTTGCTCCAATTGAAGAAGATTCAATTTTGAAGAGATTTCATTGGATTAAGAAACCTTCAGAGACTCCTTTGTCTTTCACAGAACAATTTGGTGCATACTCCGATGGTGCTATGCGCGAATATTATTTATTTGGACGTGAAAGTTATGAGGCATTTCAACAAAAGCTACGTAATATTGTAGCATTAAATGATGATCTAAGAGGAGTAATTAATTTTATTCCTTATGAAGAAATGACCGCTATTCTTAAGCCATATTATTCCAAAGATTACTCACCAAAGAATGATAAATTATTTGCAGAGTCTATGGATGTATCACTTGAGGATTTGAAGTGTGGTGATGTGTAAAATTAAAATTGTATATATTATTTATAATTCATTTGATTCATATTATAAAACAACAACTCGTCTTTTTACCTCGATTGTAGACATGACCCTACGGGGAACATAAAGAGGGCTTTGTACTGATTACGGATAAAGCGGGCTTCGTCAACCTAATTTGTACGCTTACAATGCAGCATTTTTGACAAAAGGTGTACTAGAATAACCGGCTAGTGCGTCTTCTAAAAATCAATGGTTACTAATTTTCATATTTTTAAATATCAAACTATTATGTATTTTCAAAGTTTCTTTACTATTTTTGTAACGTTTCAAACACTAACAATGTTTATTCTGGACCGATTTAAGGTTTTAGAAGACGCATTGGCTAAAGTTGCTGCGATTAGATCGGGAGCAACTGAAGTGGCTGGCATTACAAGAGAACGCTTTATACGTAGGTTGGCTTGGATTAAGCCCATATATCGAATAGGGGCGATAACTCCAAGTCAAAAGAGGACGTACGAGAGGATCGTACATGTGGAGGAAATGTTGAAATTGGATGATTCTAATGGAAAAATAAGAAAACAACCTTATTGCATTTTAATTACTGGACTACCTGGATGTGGCAAATCTCGATTCGCAATGGAGACTGCAATTGCATGTCTAAAGAGTCATTATGGAAAAGCTCATCCTAGTGATTTAGTAACTTTAAATGAGACTGATGAATACCAATCTGAATATAGATCTAGTCATAAAGTTGTCATTTTTGATGACGTAGCGGCTGTGAAATATGTTCAGGGTGGATCTAATCCATGGCGAAAGATTATTGATTTTGTCAATAATATTAGGAAGACATCTTTAAATCCTAATGTAGAAATGAAAGGAAATGTATATATTGAACCAGATTTGGTGATTATTACAACAAACCGAGCAATACCATATTATGGTGTGCTATCTTGGATGGAAGCTCCTGGAGCTATCTATCGAAGATTATCAAAGCAAATATTATTGAATCCTGATTTTAAAACTGGTGGTTTTATACAACTAGAGAAATCTCAATATCCAAAAAACAATGATGTAGCTTATGATAATGACTATACCTTTCATATGCCTGGAAAAGATAATTCTAAGTCTAGTCCGATGATTTCTCGTGAGGAAATCATACAGGAGGTTGTCCAAGATTTTGAAAGGCATCTATGTCAACAAGAACATTTTATTCAAGCAGCGAATGCTTTATTTGATAAAACTGACGATGTTGGCGTCTTTCGATCTTTTTATGATGATATGATTTATCCTTGGTTGCCTAAGAAGATTCCTATGGAATTTTATTTAGAACAAAAGTTACCTTGGACTTTACGCTTACAGCGTAAATTTTGTGTCACATATAAAGAAGAATCTATGCACATAGTTGCACAAGATAGTGCCATAGAATTATCAAAGGATTGTAAAATCACAAATGAGATTCTTGAATCTCAATGTAATGTAGTTAAATCAGATTCTTCTGAGAATTCATTCCTTAATTGGTTAATGACTCGGCTTGACTGGTTATGCTATAAAGGTGTGATTTTGCCCAGAGTGCAGGGTTCTGTTGAAAAACCTGAGTATATTAATGTTCGCAATGATGATCATATATTTGATCGTTATAGCTATGAAACACATACTCAAGGACTTTTTAAACGCAAATGTAAAATTTTAATAAGTATAATACAGGATGCATTTAAAATCTGGGGTGAAAAGAATCTCTCATCTAATCATGATGTGGATGATTCTTCAATACAAACTAGTGACAACCAGATTGATGTTTCAGCAGAATTGTATTCTCCTGATACAAAAGATTTAATCAATTTAGATTTTGAGGATTATTCTCAGAGTTCTAATTGTTTAAAACCAAAAGTCCCTAATAAGTTAATTCTTAAAAGGCCAGATGATTTATTTAAAAATGAATCTGAATTACGTATACCCATGAGCAATGATCCTTATATTCAGGTGAGCTCACACTTATCAACAATACCTTTGAGTAAACGAGAATTAGATGTGATTTTATCACGTCCTTCCGAAGTTAAATATGTTGGAAGATTATATCCTATTCACAAACAGTTTATCTCATTGATATTTACTCTAATTTTAGATGGAGTGAAAGTGTATTTTGTTACGGAAGTAGCAAAAGAGAAAGAACACATTGCTGATGTAATGAAGATAGCAACATTTAATGCTGGTATCTTACAAACACTTATACCAAAGGCTATCCGACGTATTGCGATTGGATTTTCTAAAGATACGTGTTCTATGAGTATTGTAAGACAGAAGAAATTTAAACATACACGCTATAAAGTAGAAGCTAAATGGCATGAATGGTATACAAATTATCTAGACCGTTGCGGTGCGGTCGAAACGGAAGATGTTATCTGTAAAGATGATATCGACTGTTTGAGCACAAGTTCGACCCAATCTGATCCGATTGGGATTTCATAAGTTTATTTAAACTGGTGAATAAAAGATGTTTATCTGGCGAGCTTGGAGCTCTTCAGACGTTTTACTTTTATTAACCAGCCTACTTATGAAATGGGAAGTGCTTATGCACCTATACCTGTAAAATTGCCCTGAGCTGACTTTGGTCAGCTTGGGGTTTTTGAGCAGGGGTGCGGTACCAGCGCAATTTTAAATGACAT